CATCAGGCTGTTTTCTTCCAGATATTCCAATCCTTTTAATGTCAATTCCGTTCCGCTCAGCATCACGCTCTTACATCCGCATCTCATATCATACCAAGTTTCTGCACCAGTTATGTATCCTGCGTCCAGTAACATTATCATGATCCTGCTCCACTTCGGTGTAGAAAGCCCTAATACCTCCGCGGAAATGCTATTCCGGTCAAATTCTTCGAGATCCATCGAATTCTGCAAGATTCGAAGAATTTTATAGATTATTCGAAAATCATCCATTTTTAGATGCGTCCCTCTTTTTTCAATTTCCTCTTCCGTCAATTTATGAGGTTTGAATTCTTCGTTTGTCCATGCTTTTTCTCGATCTTTCAACACTTTTTCATATTCCTTGGCTGTCATGGTATCACCTTTACAAAGCTCAATGCGCAAATGGGCAATCCTTTAACTCCTGTTTTTCTCGTTCTTTTCTCATTTTTTGAAGTTCTGCATGAATTTTACTTCTTTTTTCTTCATCCTTTTCCATTTTAAATTCTTGAAAAAGTCTGATTTCTTTTTCGTTCATTTGCAGCATCATATTAATTCGCTCCTATTAACTTGAGAATTTGCAATGCAACCGAATTTTCTTTTCGCACGGAAAAACATTCCGCACAAATCTCTGTCACTTCTTGTGTATCGGCATATCCGCTAATGTTATTCATTAAGAAATATTCGCTATCATATTGTGAATCAATGTAATGATAGACCTTGTAATCAATTTTTTTCTTAGCTTCACTATAGCTTATATTTTGAGCATTGGCAAGTCTTTTAATGGAGTCATAATAAAACTTATGTCCAAGTTCATGCAAATATGGAGCATATTCCGTATTATTTGCAAACTGCCCCGGAACGCGGTTCACAAACTGTAAAATCTTTTCTTTCGTATTATATCTGCTATTTATGTATAAAGTTTCTGTTTTTTCATGATATCCTCCGATTGCATTTGCATTCAGACCCTGCTTTTCGAAATCAACAACTGCAATTTTAGGCAGCCTAAATGTTTCTGGCAAGTCTTTTTGGATCTTTTCAAAAGTTTTCTCCGCCAGTCTTACTGCCTTATTTCTTTGATTTTCAGTATCTGTTACCATATCGAAGCTGCTATTTCGCACTTCTCTGACATCCATGGCAATACTTTCAACCCTAAGAGTCTGTTTATCCCCGTAGTGTGGCCGGAAGCTATTGGACATATATTCTACAGTATCATGCCACGCTTCCCGCTTTGCTTCATACTTCTTTTGGTTTTCCGGATCCAACGAAAAGTCTGCCAGACGGCCGAAGCGCATTTCCTGCCGCTCCGCGTACTGCTGTCTGGCTGCCTGCTGGTTTTTCTCCGCCAACTCATTGAGTTCCTCTTTGGTGTATTTTCCATCCGGCGGAGTGCTGATTCCTTCGAAGTATGTCGTATGGCTATCTCGACACCGTGGGTGATAAAGCCCCTCAGCGATCGCAGTGCTCATCAGAGGGTATTTGACGCCGGTTGTTGCGGATTTTCCCGTTTTTGATCCGCCGCTCCATACGTCATCGATTAGGACCTTACCAACCCACGGCAGACACAACGGACACGGATTTCCGCGCTTATTCATGATGACAGTATCAACTCCCCACTCCTGCCGCTTCTGTCCCTCTCCCTGCAAGTACGCCCGCTTGCTTGCCGTCCGGATCGCCATATCTGCGTAATCTGCCAGCGTGTGACGCGCTCCGTTGCTGTATTCGATACAATTAATGCCTGCCGAGAGAAAATCCCTGGTAGCCATGTCTACGGCCTTCTCATAGGCTCCTGCTCCCGTATTGGCATACACCTGTGCGTTGTAGATGATTTTTCGGTACTGATCGTTGGTCATTCTCAGAATAGCCGTCTCTGCCTTCTGCATGTCCTGCATCGTCGCCTCGATCAGTGCTTCCAGCTTACGATCATTGACACGGAAGAATTCAGCCGTGGCACCCGCCTTCATCTTCTTTGCCGGGAAGCCTTTCTGAATCGCTTTCAGGATCTGAATCTCCTGATCCATTTCTCCCTCATCTTTGGCTGCGCGGATCAGCGCTTCGATCTGGGCATTGATATCCTTGAATTTCTGACTGTACTTTGCATGATTCTTTTTCTTGTACTGCTCCAGGGATTTCAGCATCTCTGTCTGCCACATGGTCCACTGCTTATCTTCATCAACCTCTTCGACCTTATGACGTTGCATATTCCGGATCATGGAGGCCATTAATTCATTTTCTACTGCCTCGAAGGCAGCTCCTATATCATAGTCAAGATTTTTCTTTGCCATTCGCATGTACCCGATATCCCTGCTGTTTATAAGCACGGATCATCTCTTTCAGTTTTGTCATGCTTTCACACCGATCACATCTGAGTTCCGCATAATCATTTTTTTCTACCGCATACACGCCAAAAGGAACCTGCTCCGCGGCAACTTTAAGAAGACCCTGGTACTCCTTTCGATTCATCCTGTACATTCGGTTGTTTACCCTTACTTTCATCTGCATCTCCTTCGTTTACGTGAAAATCTCCGGCATCCAGGCGGATATCCGGCACATCTACTGCTGCAATGCCCTGCTCCTCTTTCAAGCGCTGCACCTCTTCTTGTTTCTGATCATCGGTCCAGGTATCTCCATACAGCTGATCCACTGATGTTTCCAGGCTCATGATCCCGTACTGTTTGGCCTTACCGACGGTGTCCACCGTAGTACTGAAGTCCGGGGATGCATACTCTCCAAACCTTACTGTTACCTCGTATTCTCCCGGCTCTTTCCCCTGCATGAGATCACAGCACTGTAAGATCCTTTCGAACAGCTCCGGAAAAACTTCATTCAGTGCATCGACGATCTTATTTCGCACATGCAGTGTAACTTTTTCTTTTTCCCTTTGCGCTTCTGCATTATCTGTCTTTTTCAGATCAATGCCCAGCGTTGCCGGAGACATTACGCCCTGCAGAACCATGTCAAGAAAACTGCTGTAACTACTTACGTATGCCTCATAAGAAATCTGCGGCTGAGAAATTTCCACCTGCTGGTTGGCTTTCTCGCTCATATTGTCGCCGATTGCAATAAAATCATTGTCAAATGGGTTTGCCGGCAGAAGCTCTCCTGTGGTCTGATCTCTCGGAATCAGATTGTCCGGAATATATCGCTTGATTCTGCCCATGCGAATAGCATCGATCCACTGGCTGATTACCTCATCCAGTCCATCCAGAACATCTGTCTTTCCCTCGAACAGTGCTTTTCCTCGCTTCTGCTTCTTATATTTCGTGGAATTCAGGAATTTCATCGGCACTGCCAGCATCAGGTCGCCAGAAATCCCAAAATCGATCAGATGAGCCGTTTCCGGAAACATCTGCGGCGGCATCTCTTTTCCGTCATCGTCATACAGCTTGTACAGTACATATCCAAAACCATACGTCTCTTCCAGTCGGAATTCTTTTTCATTCTGCCAGTAACTGGTATAGAACTTTACTTCTTTCAGCCTCGCATGCTCGTATACATAGTCCACATCCTCTGCATCGTAAAATTCAACGATCGGGTACTCACTGCACTGATCAGCCGTAATCTTGAAGGCACCGTCTCCGGATGCCAGCACGCCGCTGATCGCTTCTCCCAGTACATCGTTGAGCTTGCTTTTCTTGTACAGATCCGCCCACACAGTATCCAGATCCTTATCATCAAATTCGACTCCATCCAGGTCCGCGAGAACAATGTCTCTATACCGGTCAATGACCATCTGCACAATGCCGCTGTGGATCTTCCGGACGCTTCCGGATGCATGTGCGGCCCAGAACCGCGCCTGCTCCACATCCCATTTTGCTGTTTTTTGGAAGAACTGCTCCAGCTCCGCACTGTCTCCGTGATACCAGATTTTGTTTCGGATCACGTTCTCCCGGAAGGAATGCGGCTCTATGATCGTTATTCTTTTTTCACTCGCCGGTATGATTCGAAATAACCTGGCGATAAAACTTTGCACTCTGTTCATTCCTTACCTCTTTTTGCTCTATAAATTTTATCCTGGTACGGGATCCAGCCGTACTGCACGGAGTTTACCATGTGATCATGGCCATCTTCCGGCGTATTATCTTTCTCTTCCTGCCAGCTGTAGGTTTCCAGCTCTCCAATATAGTTGGTGCAATGATCCAATACAAAAAAGCAGGGTTCTATCCCTGCCTGCTCATCATAGGCCATCCAGCCCAGCTGTGCATTGATACGATCTATGATCTCCATTTTCTTCCATGCATCATTCAACGTGTACACGCAGCCATTTCGGCGCTTGTATTTGTTCCACTCCTGCATGGTTGCCTGATCGGCGTTGTCCAGGAACGCATTTCTTGCCAGTCCCCATTCTTTCCGGTTCCGATCCAGAAAGTCAATCAGATTCTGCACCGTGTCAGACGGAGCAAGAGGCACCCCGATCTCAGCGTTGTTGTACACCTTCTCATCCAGGACAATGCATTTTCCCTTGTTCGTGATGCCCAGGAAGGACATTGCAATCGTGTCCGGAGATTTCTGCGAGTAGGCCGTATCGACCGCCGCTGAAAAGTACATGAAAAACTCTGGCTTCTTGGGCTGATTTCCTGTACTCTGAATGAACTGTTTGGCCCATTCCTTTGCCTTCACATGATGTCTTCTGTCAAAATTACTGAATACTAAGCTCGTCGCTTTTCCTCGCAGGCCCATGATCTTATTTTTCCAGATTTTCGTACCTTTCGGCGTGTTCTGGATGATCTGGCGCTTCTTTTCTTCTGGAATCCCGGCATTATCGTCAAAAGAAAAGAACCAATGGACCCAGCCGGGTTTTGGTTCTTCTTTCAACTCGTTTTTAATTTCCTGCGGGGTTCCCTGCTCCCATTCTGGAAGAGGACGGCTGCAGTTGATATACTCTTTGTACACCGGAAGTGTCGGATCATCCGGGTTCAGCGTCGCCATCAGATAATCACACCGCATGGATGCCTCACGAACAAAATCGATGTCCGCGGTGTTGACCTCATCAATGTATAAGCAGCCATACTGGCCGCCCAGAGCGTCCTTCCACTTTCGCTTGTTTCCATAACCGACAACAAAAATAATTTTATCGCCGCCGCATGTATGGAGCAGGATATGCGGCATTTTGTACTCGCCGGATCCATTGCCTTTGTACTCCACCAGCGGACCGAAATCATCAAGGATTCCAAGATCCTTCTGGATGATATTCTTCTCCGCCGCGCCAGTGTCATCTGCTGCCAAAATATGCAACTTCTTATGGGATTCAGCCACCTTGAGGATGAACTTGAACAGCCCAACCGTCGTTTTTCCGGCCGCAGTCGTGCCCTCGAGGAACTCCGCCGGAGCATCGCACTGCAGAAATGCCTTATACTTGTCCGACAGCACCAAACGCTCGCTGCTCACTATCCATCACCGCCTCGTATCTGCCGGATCAGATCATCCAGCTTGCTCTGTTCTGTCTCCAGTGCTCCGGATACCTGCAGATCCTGTTTATCTCTCCATTTATCCGGCCGCCGGTTCTTCAACCAGAAGATCTGCGCCGTTGTGTCTGGGATGACTTCTTTGGTCACTCGCTTTGTTTCAATGCCATTTTCCATTGTGATCTCATCGTAGTGATAGCCCAAGGCTCTTTTCAACAATGCATTCTCTACCTGACGGTCAACAACTTCTTTTCCCTTTTTTAGGGTGTTAGAAATGTTAGAATACTTTTTACACCACGCATACAATGTTTCTCTTCGAATTCCCATATTTCCGGCAATCTGTTCATCCGTCAGCCCATCTCTGGCCCACCCTTCAAGCTGCAGCAAGCCCTCCGGCGTCAGCCAATATTCATATTTTCCCTTCGCCATCCAGCTCACCGCCTCTCTATAGAAATTATGTTCTGTATTGTTTTTATTTATTTTCTTGCTATAATTACATTTGTAGCGTAAAAAAGAAAAGGAGGCAATGTGTATGCTTTTATCACGGCAAAAGCCGGTCAATGCAATGTTGATCGGCGTACACAATAGTTAAGCACCACCTTAATTATGATCCAAATTTCTTCCCAACGTTACACTCCAAAAAGTACCATCCCCCCCTCCTCTCCAGGCTCTTGAATATTCATTCATCGTAAGTCCTGCAAAGAAACCGGAAAGGAGGGAAGATTCATGAAGGATCAAATTAAGGTGGTGCTTAATGGAGAATTTTTCTTACTGTTGATTAGTCTATACGGGATTGATGTATCCGCGTACATACAGCAGCAAATTGCAGCATGTCCGCCAAAACTGTTCAGTTTTGTTTTGGTATGTCTGTTCTATCGTTTGATTAAAAAATTTCAGTAAGAAACAAAAAGAGTCAGGATTAGCTACCCTGGCTCTTTTTGTTTTGAAAATATATGGGGGATGATTCTCCAGTCAATGGAGAGTTGGAACGGCAGGATTCGAACCTGCGCCTCGTGCCGGCGTCTCTGCGCTCTCCTTGAGCTACGTTCCAATAGGCGCAGGGTGTGCACGCCCAGCACCGTACATCATTTGGCTCTGCCAAGGTTGATGCCGACCTTATTCAGTGGCCAGGTTGTGATGCCTGGTCACTGATCAAAATACATTCACAAGGAGGTAAAGAAAAGATGAAACCCTTCCTGCCGTTCTTCCATGATACACTATAACATTTTGAATCGTAACATATGTAACAAACGTAACAAAGTTTACTCTTTCTCGAAAAATCTTTGAAATTCCATTTTCACACTGCCCTCCGTAGCTTTCCGCCCCAGTTTACTTGCCACCTGGCTCCAGCTCATCTCCTCGAAGACTCTGTACTTGATGATCCGCTGCATCCTCTGCGGGATGTGGTTCATCCACTGCTCCACCTCCACTTTCAGCCGCTGGGCGTTCTCCCGACGCTCCTCCAGAATCTTCTCCTCGTGCCGCAATCTGGCATCCTCCTCATAAGTGAACGCTGTCCCTGCGATCTTGAAGTGCTGCGGATTGTACGGAAAATCGGGATTGCTCCCGGACACGTTCGTCTGCACGATGGTCTGCCGCTTCTTTTTCAGCCGTCTAATGTCCTTTTCCGTCTCTTTGATCAGCTCGCATGCGTCTATGTACTGCTCCAGAACCTTTTTCTCCATTGGTATCACCTCCCCACTTATGTTCTCTTCCGGTTGTTCTGTCTCTCATTCTGATCTCGACCAATTCCAGGTGCGACACGTTCAAAACCTCCCGTACAGCCTTGACCACACTCCAGATCTGTCTCGGCAGGTGGGTAGCGTTTCGAATTGCCCTGTCCGCTGTCGGATCACGATATCCTTCACCATTCATTGTTTTTCACCTCATCCAAACTCCAGCTGTCCGTCATCGACGAATTTTGTTTTTTTCAAGCTTAACTTATCCCCCTGCTGTTTTAACCGATCGACACGTGCCTGCTGTTTCAGGTTTGCCATATAATTATCGTCTACTTCCGGCGGAATCTTCAAAAAATATTCTTCCGGAAGTGACATTCCAGCTTTTTCACATAACTCTGCAATATCTCTCTTGTAAGAAATAATATGATTTCTCGTCAGATTCATATTGCAGCCATCCGGCCAGAACGGATCATTGCAACCGTTTTCGTTGATATGGTTCCAAGTAGCACGTTCGCGGATTATCAGTCTGCAAAGTAATTTTAACTGCTGTTCTAGTGTATTCTCTTTCATGATGTTACCTCCAGAAAATCCTCCAAACTCATCTGCACCGCCGGAATGTCCTCCCACTCCACGCCGATATAGTCCAGCACCCTTCCCCAGCCATATTTTTCGCCAGTGTTTGGATCTGTGCAGCAGCGATACATCCAGAATTCCCATTCTTTCGGGTTGCGCTCCCGGAGCTTGTCAAACCGGTGCGGCCGCTGCTCCAGATGAATTCCAAAACCGCACATGCTACAGCCGGTTCTCTGTGCTCCCGTTGTGTAGAGTTCTCCATTCTGCCGCTTTGCTATCGCTCCATAGATTTTCGGCACGATGGATTCCAGCTGAACATATTTTTTCGGGCTCCCGTCTTTATTCCGGCCATACGGCTGCGCATGATACAGTTTCTCAAATAATTCCAGATGCTCATGATACCAGCGGTCCATATCCAGCGCCAATTGCAGAATATCCTGCCGCATGAAGATCGCAAAGGGAGCAGATCGTATCACCGTCTTGCCGTAATAATTGCAACCATGATCGATCAGCGCCTCTTCACGCTGTCCCCCTTCGCTTGCCATGATTCCAAGGTAAGGACTGCTGTTATGGTTCTTCGCCCAGTCGTCGCAAGGTTTCTCTTTTAGCCAGTAACAACACTCATTCGAAATTTTAATGTCCGGCTCAGGCTTGCCATAGTTGACACCCTCGTTCTCGTTTTCATAACCGCCGAACAGTCGTAACCATTTCTGCGGCAACTGCATGCGGCTGTTCTTGGCATAATGCCCCTGTGCACCGCATTCGCCGGTGATGATCGCATGCCGCACCGTTTTATTGTTCTCTGTCGGGTTCTGTAGCGTATTGATCCGCCCCGCGATTTTTTTGCTGATCACCGGAAATCCAAGCTCATTCAAGATCGTGACCTTGCTCTTATACGATTTCACAATTTCAAGCCCCAGTGCTCTATGTACCTTCTGGATACTCTGATCCTCAATACCAGATACCGTAATTCCTGTAACGTGGATGCCGATACTGTGCAGCCAGATAAACAGCGTAATGCTGTCCAATCCACCAACGCTCACATGGCAGTTTTTATTCTCGTATTCCATTTCCGTCCAGAACTCCCACGCTCTTCTGGCCTGACGACGAAGTTTCACTTCATACGGCAGATTCTGCTTCGCCGTAAAAATCGCTCTCTGTATCTTCTTCTGTTTTTTCCATTCTTCTGTGCTTAATTCTCCCATTTCATTCAGAAGCCCGGTATACCCTTGCCCCGGCCGGAGGCTGGCTCCTTTCTTTGCTTGTTATTTTTTATGCTTTTCCTTCCACTTTCTCCGATTACCAGCGCACAAAATACTACTATACATTTGGTAGCAGTGTTAAATCCTCTCTCTGTACTCTTGTGATGTATGAATATTGTCCGCAATGTGGGCATTTCTCCGTTTTAATTGTCAGCCCTTTTCCGCGCACAACCTCCGTAATTGTAACTGTCGCCCCTTTCCCTATCGCTACGCCTGCCACATTTCTTATATCGCGTTCCAGCGTTGCTTTTCTTCCTTTCAGCATTTCTCCAGTAAATTTTCTCGGTATCATTTTTCTTTGTCCGTCCTTTCATGTTTTTTCTTCCATGCTTCCAAGTATTCCATCTGCTCCTCATCCTCCCGCGGATCCTTCGGACGCTCTGGCCGGTTCAGCAACCACGTCGCCGCACAGATGATCCCCCCGCAAAACACAACAATTCCAATCACTGCCATCTACTCCTCCTCTCTGCCCTTCCAGCAGCGTTCCAGTTCTTCCAGGACTGCCATGCATACCTGGTTTACAAACTCTCCATTTCCGAACGTTTTCGCAAGCTGAGAGCATTCCCGAACACTCTCCTCATAGTCCTGTTCTTTTCCTGGCCGATTATAATACTTCTTGAAGAATCGCCAGACCTCTGTAAAGAATTTAAAATAATTCATCATGGCAGCTCCTCAATCCGGATATAGATACCAGGCTTCTCCGCCCAAAACTTTTCAGTGATCTCAGATGCCACCAGCGCATCATCCTTCCAAAAGCCTACCAACGTCATGCAGTCTTTTAACATCTTCTGCAGGTTATCGGTGTCAGGCTTTGTGATCCTGTACTCTCCGTCCTTATGTCCATTCTTCGGGAAACACCACTTGGTAATCAGCCTTACGCCCGTTCTGTACGGTGCCATAATGCGATACTTGTACAGGTTGCCAATCAATTTCTCCTTAGCAGCTTTCAGTTCCGGCGGATCATAGAACACAGGTCTGCCATTCACGATTGTGACCTTGTGCTCCTGGTGTGTTATTGTTGGCGGTTCCATCGCCATAAAAAACTCTGTCATTTTTCATCTTTCCTTTCCTGCGCGTCTGTGCTGGGTGGGTATGCTCCTAACCCGTTGTGGGGGCGTACTCAATCGCCCCACACTTAGGGTGGGCATGCCCGCACATTCCCGCCCGATTAGGGTATATATTTATATACAGGTGCCGGGCGGGCATTCCTGCCACCTAAAAAACAAGGTGTCGGGCAACTTTCTGCCCGATGCCCGTTACCATGATTGCGGGAATTCCCGTGACCTATGTTATTTTAGGTGTCGGGCATTTGCCCATAACCTAAAATGTTTCAGGTATCGGGCAAATACAACGTGTATCTTTATTTACCATAAATCCGATTTCTTTTAATGAATTTCGAACCGTTTTTTCCTCCGGATATTTCTCGCCGGTTGCTTCTGCATCCGATTTCAGGACTTCATACAACTCCTTTACCGTCGGATATTTGTCCTCATGCGTAAACCGGAAATTTTCTATCGCCATCTTATATTTTTCCTTTTTGGCTTTACGTGCTTGCTCTCCCTGTTTCTTTCTGGCTTCTCTACCTTTCTGCCATGCCGGTTTGTCTGCTTCCAGCTCAAGATCTTTCAGCACGCCGATCTGATCCAGGCAGTGAACCGGATACTCAAACCACATGTTGACCGGTTCGAACTTTGGAAATTCTCGAAGTGTCCCTTCGATTCTCCATGCCGTATGGGCCTGTACTGCCGCTTTTGCCTCGGTGATCTGCTTATCCAGGGCTATCTTCTGCCACCGGTCCAGATGCGCCTCGCAGTAGCTCATCATCTGCGCACTGCTTAGTAAATCGTCCTGCGAAAGATCATCCTCCCACTTGAAATGCGCATCCAGATAATCCGTACACGCCTTGCAGATCGCTTTATTTTCTTCCTGCTTCATCAGCGCTTCTGTAGGCTCCAGCTCGATCAGATCCAGCAGAGCATCCGGATCACGGGCAAATACACCGGAACCAGAAGCACGGTCCATGGACTTCTTTCCGCCCTGGTTTCCTTTACTGTGATGATGGCAATAAATCACCGCGCATCCAAGCTCTGTGCAGACTTTATCAAATTGGTTACAGAAATTCGCCATCTGATCCGCGCTGTTCTCATCTCCTGTAATGACCTTATAAATCGGGTCAATGATGATCGCCACATAGTTCTTCTTCGCAGCACGCCGGATCAGCTTTGGTGC